CCCCATTAACTTCAAAATTGTACTAAATTTCCCCTTCTTAATTTTTGTGAATTTTTTGTACAAAATATGTTGACAAAAAAGTATAAACATGGTACAATATAATTGTAACAAAGATAAATAAAGAGTTTTAAACGGAGGTTAATAGAATGACATTTAAAGAATTATTTACAACAAATTTAAGCTGGTCACCAGCAACAGAATTGTTTATTTGTTTATACGATCAAGAAGGCGATTTAATAGTTAATGACTACAAAGTAATTTGTCAGATAATAGACGAGTATAAAGACTATGTAGTCAAGTATTTTTACGGTGAAAGAGTATATTTAAACAAACCATCTGGTTACAAGTTTGCTGATAAAATGATGAAAGCACAGATAGTAAATTACAAAGAAGAGGGCAACCAGTTTTACGGATTTTATTATAACAGACATTTTACAGCTTGTGGTTTTAGGTTTGTGGAAGATATCAGAGAATTTATATTAACCTGTGGATATGAAGTATCACCTCTTATAAGAGAAGTTGATTTTGACACACACATGCAGTCATCAAGAGAATGGAATAAACTAGCATGTGAACACTGGGGTTACGATGATCACCTAGATATGGTAGAAATAATGATAAGAAAGCTAATGATTTTAAAACAACTCACTTATGGAATACCTAAAGAAGAGACATACAGATCAGCAATTTTTATGTCAATTGATGAACTCAAAGAAGAACTTAACTATTGGAAAATTTTATATAAAGTAACAAAGGTAGGTGGAATTTAATGTTATTAGTTAAAGAAATTTTAGTAATGAATAACACATGGGATTTAAACACCATAATCACAATTTATCACACTTATGAGGTAGAAGTAGTAGTTTTAAGAAGAGATACAGTGTATGACTTAATAAAATATAGGTATCCAGAATTAGAATACGCAGTAAAATTTTTACAGAAGAATCAATAAAGGTTTGTTTACCTGACTCACTAGATTTTTATATTAAAGGAAATCAATAGTAAAGGAGGTGATGCCAAGCAACAAAATCTAAAAGAAGGGAGGTGAGAAAATGAACTATCTCAAGAGAAACTGGTTTTTACTCCTGCTCATTATATTACTCTCTGGTTACACAGCTTACACTTCATACTTAGTATTATCAAACGATAACCAGAAAGTAATAGAAGAGCAACAAAAACAGATATCACTTTTGTCTGACAAAATAACCGAACTAGAAAATCAAGAGACACCAGAAATCCCAGTGCTTGACACATCAACATTAGAGAACAGAATAAGCGCCTTAGAGCAAGCACAGCAAACAATCACATCAGGCGTTGAATCTATGAATCAAGCAATCGAAGGAAATCAAAGTCAGATAAAAGCGATCTGGGCAACGTTAGAAGAAAACGAACTTATACACTCTAACGCAGGAGAAACAAACAGATAACTTTTAATTGCGGGGCAAAAGCCCCGCTTTTGTTATTTAATGATTAACTGCTGACCCGGATAAATCAAGTTGGGATTACTTATACCGTTGTCGTTAGCAATCTTTTGGTAAGACGTATTAAACTGACTTGCTATGCCTGACAAAGTGTCACCCTGTTTTACGACATAAGTTTTGTGAGTTGGTGCACTGCCACCATTAATTTTTAATACCTGTCCGGGGTAAATTAGATTGGGGTCACTTATACCATTATCACTAGCAATCTTTTGGTAAGTTGTACCATATAAGCTAGCAATACCGGATAATGTATCTCCATTTTTTACAATATAATCAACTCCACTTGGATTAGGTTTTTCTGCCGGTTTGTTTGATCCACCATTACCTTTGATCTCTTTTAGCAAATCTCTTACCATCTCATTACAGTCAACCCCACCATTAATACCTGGTACACTGCCATCACTGCAATACTGCCATATGTCAAAAGGCACGCTTGGTTTACGGCTATAGTTTGCGATCCAACTTGTGAATCTGTAAAGACTATTTTTAATTACATTTTTAGCCCAGTCCTCATTGCAGTAATATCCAAACCAATATCCTGCGTCCTCAATTGCCTGACCCATGTCTATAAAATACTGAGCATTATAACTCCCTCTTATGCTTGCATCCTCGATATCAATGTAAATTGGCAAAGCTAAATTACATTTTTTAGCAAGCCTTAAAAGATGTTTTGTCTCACTCTCAGCATGAGCCTTATTACTAGCATAACTATATAGGTATATACCATATGGTATACCTAACCTGTCACACTCTTGTACATTACGTAAAAAATACGGATCATCTTGACTTGTAATATCATCCCCAAAACCGCACTGAATTATTGCTCCATCAATAGCCCCATTAACAGCATCCCAATTAATAACTCCCTGATATTTTGATATATCAATAATCATTAAATATACCTCCTTACTTGCCAGTCAAAAGCATAAGCTGAGTATGCCCCTGCATCTGGCTTGACTGTTGGGCCGTAATATGGGTCACCCCCATGCCCACATAATTGATTGTTACCTATATACATTTCTACGTGATCAAAATACGGATTGTGATACCACCAGTTAAAAAACACTAAATCTCCATTTAGCAGATCACTTGTGTCTAATGTCCCACTACCCTCTTTAATAAGTGTACCATTTTCTACTTGTGTTCCAGTCCACGTTCCAATCTCCACTCCCACGACACTGTTGTAACAATGCCATACTAACCCAGAGCAATCAGCATAACCATTGTCAGGCCACATACGCAGATCACCAGATTGAGAGTAGCCGAGTTTACCCTCATAACTTAAAATTTTGTCAACTAATTGTTGACGCTGGTCTGGTGTACCTGTACCTGTATTAGGATAAGATGGCTGAGGAGTAGTAGTAGTTTCTCCCTGTATTTTTTCATTACGATAAATTGGTAACCATAATTTATCGCTAGCTTGATAAAACTCAATCTTTTTATTAACACCTTGGTTATCCAAATATAAAAAGAATGTTTTACCAAACTTTTGTAATGACTTAATATTTATGGATGTTTCAAAAGGTTTTGAGGTATTATCTGGGTTACCACTATTTTGATTTTGATTTCCGCCGATACTGTGTTGTGGGTCATAGTTACCAAAACCCTCCTTACCACTTTCTCCGTCCCACTCATCCAACAGTGCTTTTACTGTATTTTGACGATTAGAATAACTACCAACTATGCCATTATTGAGCACTGTCATATACCACACATCATAGTTACAATTACCACATCCGTTAAAAATCTGATAAAACGCCTGGGGTGATTGATGATAATTAGTTAACCCAAAAATAGCGGTCTTAGGATCAGTTATTCCGCACTCATCACGCAGAAGGGGAATATAAGAATTATCACAATCTGACTCCCACAACTTATTTTGTGTGTTAACACCCTCATCAGTAACAAGCACAGCACTAACCTCATTAGCTTCATTTTGTGTAAAAATTTTGTTGCCCCAGACATCTCTACCTGCCTGGATTTGAGGTAACAAAATTGGTAGTTGGTTAGCAGTAGCAGGATAATCAGTTATTAGCAGATTTAATAAATCCCAACTCCTGCCATATGTCCATTGCATAATACCAATACCAGCCATAGCCCACGACTCAACACTACCATAATTGCAGTTAGTCTCTACTGTGCTTGTTACGTACATTGCATAGCTTTTCCAATTTTGATCATAAATACTCATTTATTTTAACCATTTTTTGATATAATACATGCGTGATAGAATTGAGAATCTATATCTCCCGCCACTAGGTACTGATCCGCCTAATGTTTTTAGATATATTTTACCTCCGGAAATTATATATTGCGGATTAGTATAACTAATATTGCCTTGTGCGTCAGCTACACTAACATTACCACTAAAATATAGTGTAGACTCGTAAGTATTGTTAAAATACTGATTGGGTAAAATAATAAAAGGTGTGCCCGACTTACCAAGAACGGGTGTAAATCCATCTTTAAACTCTATTAAGTTGTATAGACTAGCTATACCCAAATCTGGGTTAAATTGCAATATGCAGTTGTACTGGACAAAATTAGTCGTGTCAGGGTTATTGATATTTACCTCAATCCAGTTGTCAATTTCTGATAATGCGTTTGTTGCGGAACTGTTAGCAGAGTTAGCAACAGAGTTAGCAGATTGCGCCAGAGCACTAGCTTCTCCAGCCGAAACTTCTGCCGCCTGCGCGGCAACCTTGTTAGCCTGCATCCCCGCATCAATTGCCAAAAATGCTGGGTTTAAATCTCCCAACCAGCTAGCCTTATCAGTACCGATAAATTGTGGTAAATCGTAGTTTGGTGTTTTGTTTGTATGTGACATATATTAATCCTCCTTAAGCTACTGCAAGGACAGTCTTGCCCTCCCAATCATATTGATAAGTTGTAATATCATAGTTATCATAACCATCTGTTGTGATATTTTTATCATCATACCCAGTACACGTTAACGCGTCCTCTCTATGCAAGGACACTAAAAAGTCTATTACGTTTTTGTAAAAAACTCTTTGCCCTGTCACTGGATTAAACATATAAAATCTATCATCTTCTGTCAGATATTTTTTAGCGTAAAAATCATATTGGTAACATGTGATATTTTTTGCGTCATACATATCTGCTGTAAGATTAAGTCCATCATACTCGATACATGTGAGTGCGTAATAATTAAAATAATTATAAAAATCGTTAAGCACGTTTTGGACTGTATCAGTATAACCCGTAATTGGATTAATCACATAAATTGATTGCCCCTGTTGCTCTAACCAAATCGTTAAATCTGTAATCTGCTCTGTTACCCATGATCTTGTTTTTTGGTCAGCACTTTTAATCGCATCACTTAAAACAGTAAATTGATTATTAACAATCACTTCCAATTCTGACACTTTTGAATCTGTGTAATTATTGGCAGAATTTAACGTAAATTTATCCTGTTGATCAATATATTCATAAATTTCTGAATAATCTTTTGATAATTGGTTTATTACGTCATTTAATTTTTCTGTCAGTTTACACAGCACCTCATAATATGACAATGACTCATCATATACCAGGGGCATAACCTTAAAACACCGCCAAAATGGATATACATTTCCGATCATATTTTTTTCACCTCCTTACCATAGTTGCATAAACAATTCGTCTAATTCCTCAATAATCAGCATATCAATGTTAAGAAAACTTTGCCTGTATTCCATCAATAACTGACTATTTGATTTTGAATCGTTTTTACCAGACAATTTACGATTATATTTTTCCGTTTCTGACGACTGTAATTTTGATGTATTAGTTGCGTTTGTTTTTTGAGAAGTTGTAGCATAGTTTTCAGAAAATGGATCTTGTAACGACCCCATAGGCGTATCGTTTTGCAGTGACTTGTTTTCTCCTTCGTCTTGACTGGTATTATCACCCGTGCTACTTCTTTCATATTCTTCGCTGGTCGAATATGTTTCAAAAGGATCAAACTCAATTTGTGCTGATAAATACATCTGATTATAATATGGCATAATCTCTTCCATTTTTACGTTCAGATATCGTTTGAAAAGTCCTGCTGTTTCGAAACCAATTTCCCGCATATAATAGTGATTAAGAATTTTTTCGTTTAGTTTCGAACGATAATTCTCATCAAAAATTGGGTAATTTCTTAATCCCAGATCAAATCCGGATTGAATAAGGTATCTTAATTCTGTTGTATATTTACTCATCAAGATCACCTTCCTTTTCAGATGTTTCACGTGAAACATTTTCATCTGCATTATCAGTTCCAAAAACCATTGCGTTATACAACTCCTCTAATTCTGGATTGTAATTTACAGATATGTTTGTTCCAAACATTCTGTTGATTTCTTTTGCGCCCTGTCTTCTTGCGTTTAAACCGATTTGGCGTGACATAGAAATTTGCTCAAGATTGCTGTTAACCTCATCGCTGATCTGTCTCTCTTTTTTATCCATGTTATTATTGTTGATGCCTAAAAATAACATAGCTTCATTCCAAATTCTATTTTTTTCAATGCTCAATCTATCAGCAATAAATGGTGCATCTGTTTTTAAAACTTGTAACGCGTTTGTTTCTAAACTTTTGTTTGCGAAAATAAAAGGTTCGTTTCCTTCATATTTCATATATAGATTTATCATTGATAACTTTTGCTTTTCATCACAAACGATCATAAGTGGGGTTTTTTGAGCGTTAATATTAACGTCAATTGCCCTGCTCACGTTATAAAGTTTTTGCGCAAACATATCTATATCAATATGAGTTGTGGTATGCAAAAAGTTGTTAAAAACAATAACAGAGTCAGCTTTAGTTTTAAAATTTTGGTAACCATTTACGCTGTATGCCATACGGTTAATTGGTATCCTGTATACATCTAACTCACCGCCAATAGTACACTGCAAAAATAAATCACCGATAATCTCATCCCTAAAATACAATCCATATCCATTGTCAAAAAGTGTCAACTCTAAAAATCGCTCGTCAATTGTCTCTGGTAATCCCTCCCATTTATACATATTTATGGCTAACTCTTTGAGAAAGTAATAATAATGTAAATATGTGATATTGTTTTGCCACAAACTACTCCATCCGTCAAGGGCTTTGTTGTAGCCATAAATTTTGTTGTAATTTTTTCTTGCCATTTTAGCCTCCTGTCCACGGATTATCATTATACTTGCCTATATTGCCATGCCATATAGTTGTGCCGTTGTCAAACATATTTTTTAGTATCTCAATATCGTCTTTTGGAATGTTACCAGCCAATATGCATCCAGTTGTCTGTACGTAATTAAAATTCTTGTTTCCCGTAAGTGAGGGAGTTTCGATTTTATTCTGGACGTAACCATAACGAGTAAAATACTCTTCGAGTCTTTCCGCATATTCTGGTCTTATGGTTTTCCATTTTAGCGTTATACCATTGATTCCATTTGCGATATTAAACGCATCACCTCCCGTTTGTCCTGCCAATGTAGGAGGGGCGATTTCTGCATCTTGAATTTTTGCCATCTGCTGACGTATAGCAATCTCACTATTTTTAACTCCAGTGTATGCGCTTTTTGCACCGCTGTAAATTGATCCAATTGTACCTCCAATATTACCAGACAATATAGAGCTTAACGCTCCCGCACCTCCCTCTATAGCACCCATAGCAACAGCTTCTTTTTTGTTGTAACTGTTGATACTATTTGATAAAGCAAAACTATTCGCATTATTAGCCATATATAACAGATAATTGTCAACAGTTACAGGGAGTTGTGGGAAATTAGCGATAGATAATCCTGCGTCTAAAAACTCTCCGTATTCTGGTCTCCCATCATACTCGTATCCATTGTCGCCAAAATCGTTGTAATATTTAAGATAATATGTGAGTCGTGGTGATGCTCCCACATAATTTACTAATCCTAACTCAATTTTGGTTACCTCATTAATGGCTTCTGGTTTTATAATAAATTGACTTCCGTTATACGCTGTCATTTCTATATAGCTATACGGATAGGTATATAACTTCGAATTGTCATACTTTGGAAAAAAAGTCCACCAATTGTCTATACTACTTAAGATAAAATTTGAACTTTTATATCCGTCACGTAGTCTGCCTATCTTTTTACCAGATGCCATATTTACTATCTCAAAATTATTACCAACGACCTCCTCTGGTACTATGGTTAGAGATTGTATACATTGAGTGATCCAAGGCACGTTTTTTAACTCATCTAAAATTGCCTGCAACGAGTCAGTCCTTGGTGCTGGGTTATCATTTAAATTGTCGATCACATAATAATCTAACACAGATGGCATTTTGTCAAAAGTTCCACCAGATGAGGATTTTAAATTAGGGTTGTCTGCATCTCCAAAATCTGCTGTAAGATCAGCACTAGTACACATAAGTACATAATATGTATTCCAGCTTATAACCTCCGTGTGAGTCACAACATAATCACGCCCATATTCCACCTGCTCGGGAAACAGATTTGATAACCACGGACTACCATCAGACAAAAATTGTTGCTGATGTGATCGACTGATAAAAGACTTTAGATACTCGATATCAAATTGCCAAGTCTGGAATACATCAATCTCAAATGTGATTATAGTGTTATCATCGTTACGATATTCTTTGTTACGCAAAAAAGCGTAAAACCACTTTGTTCCAAAATTTTTGTTTTGAAACATAATGTAATCACAGTTATACAGATTTTCATAATTGTCCGGAACAGCAATCGTACCATCCCTGCGCAGATATTGGAAGTCATTATACTCTCTATATTTTTTATTTAAAAAATACGTGGACTGTTCTGATTTATTTTTAAAATCCATCTGGTTTTTATAATCAGTTAATCTTGTATTGTTAATCAAAATTAACCTAGATTGTGGTGTGATTGCCATGTGATTACTCCTATCCTGTTACAGTTACAGTGGCGTTTGCAGATTTTGCCGGGTTAGCCATACTTGAGTATACAACTATTAATTCTGTATTTGTTTCCGTTGGCGATACCGTCAATAATCCATCCTCACTTATAGTCGTTCCAGCCGATCCTTTTTGAACCTTAAATCTACCAGACCTATCTACTAACCCAGTACCCTCAATAGTGCCTGTAAACTGTGTTACACTCCCTTTTGCAACAGTAGCATTTGTTGGTGAAATTGTCACACTAGTTATTTCAGGCTGTACAGTTGTAAATAAAATTGCGTTAGAAAATGGAGAAATTGAGAAAGTTTTCCACACGTGATAAAAATAGTTCCAATATAATCCTTCTGGGTTATAGATTTCTGTCATATTGTAATAGTTGTCAAAAATCATAAACCAATCACGATCAACCATTAAGCCTGATATTGACTTGAGTGCTGTCAACTCCTCCTCTGTAAATGGGGTATAAGTAGTATATGGATCATCAGCAAAAATTTCTTCCAGTCGGGATTCGTCAATAGTCCCAAAACCATCTACCCCAATTTGTCTGCCAATTAACTCTGCTTTATCCATATTAAATGACAACGCCAAAACTTCTACGTCAAAAATTGACGATAATTCTGTTGTCAGGATAGTATACAGATATCTTGGATCAGTATAAGTCCTAACTCCTGCGTAGTTGTAAGCATCAGACATATATCCAAGATTTCTAGCCGCCGCTACCATTGTCGTTGTTACTGACCTTGCGTTGTCAGCAGTTACCGTTGGGATAACAGATGTAGCAATTTTTCCATCAAGTGCACATCTTGCGATGAGATATTTCATAACTAAAAATTCATCGTAGTTGGCACCTGTGTAAAGTTGTTCGATAATTCTGCCAATTAAGTCTGTAATTCCCTGCCAAGATAAAAATGCCTGTCTTAACTGGTCATTACTTACAGTTGTCGGATAATATTTCTGATAATTCATCGAATGGAAAGCCGCCTGTACATCTGGGATTCTCCTTTTAAATACATCCGTTTCTGCTTTTTCTGGGTCAAACTGATATGGTCTTGCAATTTCCACAAAAATTTCCTCAACTGTTTCACCATATTCCAAAAGACCTTTTTTAAAACCAGACCAAGGATTTTCATAAAGCCGTGATGTTATGATTACCCTGCCAATTCTGTTAACAAGATTTGATAAAAATGCATTCTGTAAAGGCTGGTATTGCATAATAACATCACCAATACCACGTAGCGATTCCAAAGACTGCGCTTTTGTAATTGTTTTTCCGCCCACTACGTCTCCCTCTTTTAAAGCCACAGGAACCTGATCTGCGTATGTGCCACCTAATTCGTTTCGCGTAACATTCAAAATGTCAGCTGAATTTAATTCGTTTAGATTTTTAGTTGCTTTCGGTTTTGTAGGCATATTTAACCCTCCGTTCTTTCTAATAATTCGTCAAAACTCTGTACTGTTCCGTCTCTTTTAACGTCTTCTTTCGTTTCTTCCATTGTATCATCAAAATCTTCTTTCACATCAGAAGTTCCGAAAAAACGATTCATATAACGCTCTTTTAAATCATCGTACTCCTGTTTCCAGTCTTTTTCCTCTTCCTTTGGAGTATAAACGTTGATATCTTCGCGCTCAGAATAATCGTATTCGTCACGATCTTCTCCGTCATATGTTTCTCCATACTTTTTTAAAATTCCTTCTCTTTCGTCAAAATCATCCTTAAGGCGTTCAACGTCTCTTTCCATATCTTCGGTCATTCCGCCGCTTTCCATGATACGTCTCAAGATTTTTTCCATACCTGACCTTGTCAAAATAGCCATTCTTTATCACTCCTTTTTTAAATTGTCTACTAGCTGTTGGATAACTAGCGTGTTATTTTCGATTGCTTTTCGCATGTTTTCTGTTTCCTCTTTGTGTTGTGTGTCTTTTTTTATCATATACCAAAACATAGCACCACAACAAACAATTGGGAAACCATAGTTGCCTATAATATTAGCAACATCAGCGGGTGTAATCATTGTGCCACCTCCTTTTATTACTTACTTTAATTATACCATAAAATGAATAAAAATGAAAGATAATACTTTTGTACCAAAAATGTTTCACGTGAAACATTAAAAAGGACGGATCAAAAATCCGCCCCTTCTGTATCTGAAATTGACAAGCCTGATAAATCGCGTTAGCAAAACGGACAACTTGACAGGCGGTTTTTAACCCGTGCTACCCCGTCACAGTAAGTATCAGCGTTGCCAAAAGATACCTATATAGATAAAATATCAAAAATAATATTCTTGCTGTCTAAATTGTTAAATCTTAACTGACCATGTTCAAAAACTTTGCGTAAATACTGCATTACAAAAGTTGACTTATTTACCATTAATGCATTTTGCTCGTGATCGTCAGCCTTAAAAGTTAACTTTACTGGGTATGTCATATCAGGACTATCATTTACGTATACAATTCCGTCCTCAAAAAATTCCCTTATTGCATAATATTTCTTACCGTGTTTGATAGTTGCTATATACCGACATTTACCTTTTATATGCTCAATAAATGTTTCATTGTCATTAAGATAAACATTTTGAGAAGCATAATCAGAATACCCATCATCAAAAGCCTTAGAAAATCCTGAACTTGACAGCGATTTACTTGCGCTTTCATTAAACGTTTGTTCCATAACCCAACCATGCCCGCGTAAAAATTTGGTGTCATTGCGTAACATTTTATGTATACCCATTGACTTGTAATATGGGTTTAACATGGTAACACTGTTTGATGCTAATATTGTACGGACATATCTGTATTGTTTTCCTTTTCCTCTAGCGATCGTCACATGGATGGATTGAAATTTACGAATCTCATCCGGGCAGTAATGGTTTGTTTCGGATTGAAACTCATCCAGAAAAACATTTTCAACCTCATTAAAATATGAGGAGTATTTTTTTAATGGGTCAGCATTACTTAATGCAATAGCAAAACCACAACTTTTCTCATTGTAGTACAATTCATAAAAAAGCCCTTTTGCTACAGGTCTTGCTGTGAGTTCTCCATTTTCAAAAAATAAAGGCCTTATGTCTCTGAAAAACATATCAGCACATGAGGACAGTTCATAATTAAATCTGTACAAAAGTACAAATTTGCCTTTACCTTGTATAAAGTTGTTTAAACAAAGTCTTTTAAAAAAGACTGTCTTCCCTGCTGTACGATTTCCAACACAAAGATAAATTTCTGGCTTGTTTCCATCAGCATCCTTTAGTGATAATAATTTCGTTCCATCATAGTACATATTTTTTTCTCCTTATTTTGGGGCTGTTTTCAGCCCCTCAATAATTTATACTAACATGCAGGTTAAAAAGTCTTTACCTTTATAGTTTGTTGACTCTTTCCTTATTACTTTAATAGCCCACGGTTCTTCCTCATCTTCCATTTCTTCCGCGATTTCCTCATATGTTCTGTAAAGAGTTTCTGATCCAGAAATATACATGGTTCCGTTTTTGTCAACATAAACATATTTGTTATAGTTCTTATTGTCGCTTTTTTCATTGTAGACTTCCACTACCGCGACATAATCGATGTCTATTAACACTCCATTTTCGTCACGCTTTGTGAGTTCATCTAACTGCTCTGCCCCGATAAACATTTTAACAGCTACTCTTTCCTTTGCTGATAATTCTCTTGTTGCGCTTACTAATTTTGCTTTATATGTTCTGTTTGTTTCTCCCATTGTTATTCCTCCTTGTATACCCTTTCAAATTCTGATTTTATTAACCATGTTACTTGTCCAGACTCATATTTAATTAAATAACCCTCATCATTTGGGTTTTCATTTTCAGGCACTTTCCAATTCCTGTAATTGTTGTATTCCAATCTGGTCATTTGTTGCGCCTGTAATTTAACTTTTCCTACATATGTTTTCATACTTCGTATGCTTCTTCTAATTCAGCATTTTCAATAAACTTTTCGAGAGTCATAGAATATTTTTTTTCAATTGGAACATCTGATACTACTACTACCTGTTTCTTTCTTTCTTTTGAGAGCGCAGACAAAAACCGTGCCCCCGGTGCTTCTGCCATTTCACGTACTTCAAACATTTCAAGCTTTGTTCCGTTAACTTCCGCAAAAGTTATTGAATGAGTGATTACTGTTCTTGTGATTTTTTTCATATTTGTCCTCCTTTTTTCTTATTTAGACAGTATTATTGCTACAATTATATTATGCCATATTAATTACAATATGTCAACATTATTTACGCATTTCATAATAATTGTCTATCAACACAATTCCTCCTCTGATTCTTTTTGGCTTTAACGCACCCTTTACACGCAGACCGATTTTAAAATCCTCCATTTTATACTCACTCAAAAAATTTTGCTTTGCACGTTCCGGCATCCCTGCGCATTTTATTTCTATTTTCGGTTTGCGTGGTTTTTCTTCTTTGATCACCCTCTCTATATAAGTTTTTTGACGTACAAATATTGCCTTATCCCATTCTGACTCTTTTTTCCAACAGCAAAAATTCTTGTCGTGGATTCTTACGGCTTTTGGTGTGCACGTGGTTAAGTGGATTGAGTCTGTATCAGAGTATATAAAATTGTCATAATTTTTCTGGGCAGTTTTTATTGTAAAGTTTCGGGCATATGACGTTATGTAACTACCTATAGCAATATATCCCGGTGTTTTTTCTTTCTCTTCCACCAGATCAAAAGATAGGCAATCTTTATCTGGGTTAAGATATGGTATTTTATAACTGCTATCTGTGCTTGCGGATTCTTTACCATATAAATTGTTTAAATACAATTTTGCTAACTCCCTTTTTGCACCCTTTGAGGTCATTTTTATTTTGCGGTACTTGTCAATGTACTCATCAAAAATACCCTTCTGCGTCCAAAAATAACAGCAGTCTAAAAACTTAAAATCATATACATTATAATGTTCAAAAAATGTTTCAAAATCTGGTTTGGTCATTGTTAATGTTACTCTTGCTTCTTTTACGTTGCCCTCAATATCAATATAATATCTATGATATTGCCCTTTATAAAAAATATCAGACGTTGTTAAATATTCGTTTCCTTTATATAGCATATTTCCTTTTATTTGTACAGTTGGCAGATAATTTTGTTTTAACTCAAATCTACATTCAAAACGTACAAAATATAAGAATTTATCAGAATGTTCCACCTTTTCTCTAAACTCATGGTAATTGTCTAAAAATTTTGGATTGCCTACTGGATAATAATTGCCACTTATTGAGTGCATCATACTTGGATATAATGAGTTAACGTCTAATGTGAGTCCTCCTTTTATTATTTTGTTTGCGCAGGAGGGTTTTAGATAACAGTAACCTCCTTTGTAGCTTTTTCTGACATATTCTCCTGCGTTCTCTTTACCATACTTTTCATCAATTCCTAATTCGTACAAATTAGGGAATAGATTATTGTAATCAGTTTCATCATAAAATGATTTAAATTCCTTTAAGCAACAACTACCTATTGTAATAGAGTTGTGGCCTTCGTTAAACATAATTTCTAGTGCTTCCTTTAGCACCAAAACATCATTTTTAATATACTCTTTTTCATCAGGAGTTATATAACAATTTTTATACCTGTAACCTTTATACTCCATTTCTAATTTTTTATGCGTAGTTCCAAAAGATTTTCCAATTATTTCTAAACTAAATGGTAATAATTTTAATGAGTCTCTAATTTCTATAACCTTGTTATTCTTTTTTATAATTATGTTATACCATTGCCCCATTTCTGATATGGACGTTTTAAATTGGTTATTTTCCATATCTTTTTCCGGCACTCTGTTAAAAACATAATGCTCTCTTAACAAATAATCTATTATAAAGGATCCATCAAATTTTAAATTGTGAAAATATAATATATTATTACCAGACAAGTTAAACATATCAATAAAAAAGTCTTCTATGCTACCCCTTATTATAGGTTCAGCATCATCATATAATTTAACGTAACAAGCTGACCATACTTCTGTAAATGTCTGACCGTCAAAAACAGTTGTCTCAAAATCACACGCATAATAATTAAATTTTTTAATATTCATACTTCGTAATTCTCCTCATATTCTAATGCTTCTATCATACTTTCTCTTTCAATAGGGTCAAGTTCCATAAAATCCATCATAGATGCTAATGCATTAAAAAGTTTCTCTGTATAAACCACTTTATAATTTATAATAACTCCATTTTCACTAGCCTTTTGTATCATTCCAGCGACTTCGTCTTCTGTGTGTTTAAAAAGCAAATTATCTAACCATAAGTTTATTATACCTCTTGCCCACTCATTAAACTGATTCACATAACCTCTAAAATTGGCTATTACCATACATGATTCTTGGGGCATTTCATCGTATAAATCTAACGGTTTTATTTTTGTCTTTTCTCTTTGTTTCTTTTCTCTTTGTTTCTTTTTAAACTGATAAAATGATGCTTCTACTTCTCCAAATTCATTTATTTGATATGTTTTAGATTGTATTTTCTTTGGTGTTATTTTTGCTAGTCTTCTCACTGATGCTTGAGTGATTCTTTTTGGTATATTCGGTACTACAAAATTAACATATAGCCCCTGTTTCTCGTATCTTCTTACTGTTGCTAATACTCTTGATCTTTCTTTTCGGTATGCCTTAACAGTAGCAGACACTTTCTTAGTCTGTCTTCTAGTTGCCAAGATTATTCACCCTTCCTTATTATTATGCTGTTTTCTCTAAGTTCCATGATTACTTTTGGGTCATCAGGAGTAATGTTTAAAAATGATGCCCATTCGTTTGGGATACATGCTTTAATCCCGTAATACTTTCCAG